ATTTACGTCTTGCTTCTGCTTTTACTCTTGCATATAACTTAGGGTTAGTAGGTACAGGTTTCTTTTTTGCTACTCTTCGTCTAGGCATTACTTTTTCTTTTTCTTTCTTTTCAAGATTGCTGCTTGTAAAGCCTTAGGTAGTTTCTTCTGAGCTGCTGTTAAGCCTCCCATTGACTTTTTCTTCTTTCCACCTTTTTTCTTTTTCTTTGGTCTACCGACCTTCGATCCATAAGTTCCTTTACCCTTCGGCATAGTTATCTCCAATGTCCGTCTGGACACTCTGCCCATCTTATTTTTGTTTTGAGGGGCATAAAACACCCACATTCTTTACAAGTTTTCCATACTTTGTTGAATTTTGGGCACTTTTTACAAATATCGTAACGATTTTTGTGACTTTTCTTGTCTGTAACCTTTATAATCTCTAGAGTCATCTAAGAGATTTTGGTGTTTTTTGTCTTTTCTGTCTTTGTAGTTGCTTTTTTCTAGCTTTTAATATTTCGATTCTAGGGCTTACTACTTCGTTATCTACAGTAGCTTTGTCTTCTACTGCACTTGCGTTTTCTATTGCTTCTTTAATATCTTTTTTCATTTTGTCAACCTAGCGTAAGCGATTTCAGCATCTTCTTTTTTAGCAAAAGAATGTTTTTCCCCTTCTAGTATAAAACTCCATAAAGGTCTTTTTCCTGAATCATCGTAATTAAATTTTTCTTTTTTCATTTTAGGCGATTTTTTAATATCTTTTTTTGTATATTCCATTTCCATTGTTTTCTCCTAGTGTAACTGTGACATTGCTATTATAAGTCCGCATCCGCCAACTATTATTGCTCCTGCGCAACTTATTAATATAGTCTCTATTCTTTTTACGTTCTCGTCCATATCGTCGAAACGTTTAAACGCAGTCTTCCACCGCTCAGCACATACTGCTTCATGTTTAGCCAAGTCTGCGGCTACTTTTTCTGCGTCCATTGAGTTCTCCCTAAATCTTTGTGTTGAGATCTTCTCAACTATTTCTAAATTATACCAAAAATACTACCGAAAGTCAAGTACTATTTTTCGATGGTATATATTTTAACTGGTTCGGACTTTCCTTTGACCGTAACTTCGTCTAAGAATTTGTAGTCATATCCGTCTACTAGACTGTACTCAGATATGATTAAGTCCGTGTCATAGTTCTTACAGCTAGACTCTAGTCGAGCAGCAAGGTTGACAGAATCGCCAAGCACACTGTAATCGAAGCGAGTACTACTACCAAAGTTCCCCACCACGCATAAGCCTGTATTGATTCCAGCACCTGTATTAATTTGATCAAGGCCTTCCTCTTTAAGTGTTTCATTTAATTCTCCTAGTGCTAGTCTCATTTCGAGAACAGCCTTTGTAGCGTTGTTAACTTGATCTTCATCATCAAGTGGTGCTCCCCAAAATGCCATTATACAATCACCCATATATTTATCGATTGTTCCACCATGTTTGAGAATAATCTCAGTTTGGTTATCAAGGAAGCGATTAATGAGAGCAGTAAGTCCTTGAGGGTCTTTTTGATATTTTTCTGAAATTGGTGTGAATCCTCTGATATCAGAAAAAAGAAAAGTCATACGTTTGGTCGACCCACCCAATCTCAGTAATGTTGGGTCTTTCTGTAATTTTTTGACCAAGGCGGGACTTACGTACGTGCCAAATTGTTGTTTGATTTGAAGTTTCTGACGATACTCGGAAAGGAAACTCAGGAATGTATGGTATGCCCAAAACAAAACCGAGAGTATTACGATTCCGCTAACGTCAAACAAGTAAGAAGATTCATATAATTTCAGACCTGTGTAAAAAGAACCGCCAACTATTATTAGCAATGAGGGCAACGAGAACCATACGGATCTTGTTGCAAATGCAAGTAGTAATAAGGCGAGGAGTGTTCCTGCGATTTCTGCCCCAAGTACCCAAGTAGGTATAGAAGGAGCAGTGCCTGTAATAAGATTATGAAGAATGTTAGCTTGTATTTCATGTGGGTATTTCGCCCCCGCAGGGGTCGGCACCGGGTTGGTTATACCCTCTGCAGTCGTGCCGAATATAATAAAAGGTGCATCAATTGGATTCTTCATGAACTCTGCACCTGTTTGTTTGTAAAATTTAGTATTCCAATTTAACCAGATACGTCCATTTGCATCTGTGTTCATTAGTGGGTAACTTGGTACTCTAACCCAGGCTAAACCCTGTTCTTCTGTTTTTATTTGGTAGCTTGGGTCTCCTATTGCGACTCTTAAGAGTTCGAGTGCGAAGCTTGGGTAAAGTTTTGACTCTACGTTTACGACTAGGGGAATACGACGTGTGACCCCGTCTATTTCCGGCGTAGACGTTACTAGTCCGAGACCTTGAGCTTTTTCTTCGAGTACTGGTGCTGTAGGTAAAATTCCTGGGTATTTGAATAGCCATGGTGTTGGGTCTTCTCCTAACTGGGCTGTTCCCACGTGTGGGTTAGTTCCAGTAACTTGTGTCGATGCTGCGCTAGCAAGGACTGTTGGTTTGTACTGCATTCTCATTGCAAAGTAATCATCATAATCTTTGCCACGTAAGTCTGGATTCGGCATAAGAACCGTAAATCCATTTACAGCATTTGTAGATGTTATTAAGTCTCCGTAGAGTGATCTAGGAAGAGGCCAACCTCCATAGGTTTTAAGAAGTTCTTCGTCAAGATCTACAATAAGAATGTTTTCATTTTGTACTGGTTCGGTATTCATAATTAGATAGTCATAACCAATTAGTTCGACTCTTTGCATGATACCAGGATTCCATATAAGGAGTCCCATAAAAATTAGTATTGATATTAATTTATTCATTGTTGTGTAATAGATATTGTTTTTGTACAGTCTGCCGTACAATTGAAAGTTGCGGTATATGTTTGATTTGTAGCTCCAAGTTGAGTTACATCTACATCATATCCTGTTGTATAGAATTTCATATTTGCTACGTGAGCTCCTGTTCCATATTGTGTTAAGTCTACTTCATTATCAGAGTTGTAAAAGAATATATCTGCATCCTTATTACCACTACCATACTGAGTAACACTTACCGAGTTATTGTGCGCACCACCATTTCCATAAATATAAGAATTATGTTGGCCAGTCCCATACTGATTAACAGTAATATCAGAATCATCACCGAAAAAGAATATTTTGCTATATTTATTGTTTCCTGTTTGAGTAGTTGAATAGACATTGTCGTCTCCTGAGCCTAGAGCTTCTGCGTGGTTATCATTACCTGTTTGAGTAATAGTTACTGTATTATCATCTTCATCTTGGTCAATGTATGCATAGTTATCATTACCGTCTATAGTTACAGTAGAAGAGTTTCCTATATTATTTGACCATACAGTATACATCTTAACTGTATTGCTATTGCCCGTTACAGTACTGTTCCATGTAGCATTTGTGCAGCTATGGGATGTATAGTTAGCTCCTGTTATAGTTCCGTTTGAGTTTGCACCACAAAGAATATAAGTAGCATTACCATTTCCTATTTGCTTAGTAGTAATCTGATTATTCGTTCCTTTTGTAATAATCGTAGTAGAGTTATCCCCAGCAAAGCTAAGGGGACTGATTAATAATAATAACGTTATCGCCCGCACCATTTATATTTACCTCCAGTATTACTCCTGCATTGTCTATGTATAGATAAGTACCTGCATTTATATCGATACCTATATCGTAATTGTTTTGTCCTTCGTGTACAAAGTAAATTAATCCTTCTTCCACAAAAGTGTATGTTTGGTATACAGGATCAAAACCTGCTATTATACCTTCGAGTTCTACTCCATTTAATTGCGAAGTTTGTCCTCTTTTCTTGCTTGTAGTTTCTACTAATGCTAATAAATCTACAAGAAACTCTATACTTAGTAAATCAATGTCTAGTCTTGTAACTTCTTCTTGTTCTTCATCACATTTGTCTACTAAAGCATCACAATCTAAGTCTGGAGCCTCTTCAAAGAAGTCTTTGTCTAAATCTGCAGTAGGCGATGTACCTGCTTGTTGTTCTTCTACTGCTTCTTCGACTTCTTGAGGTCTTTGAACAATTAACATATTGTCAATCATTCCAAGTGTTATATTTGATAAGGTTACAGCTTGTGTGGGTGGTTGTTCCCATGCTGAAACCATTGTTGCTTGAAAAGCTTCATTGAGTATTTCTACTCCTGCTGCAGTAGTTACTGTTATCTCTCCTGATGAATCACCATTCTCATCTGGTAGTAGTATAACTAAACTTCTGCCTAATTCGTCCACAGTTGTTGTAAAATCTGTGCCACGAATACCGATAGTTGCTGTTGGAGTATTGATTGTTATATTCTGTTTGTCAATTTTTCCAAAAGCTCCCGAAATAAATCGAGCTGTTCCAGAAGCCATGTTAAGAGCCATCTTACTCTTACTTGGGTCTGGGTCAAAGATATATTCATCAATGACTAGTTTTGAATGTTCTGTTAATTTAACTACGGAATCATCTAGAAACTGTATCGCGAGTCTTCCGTTTCCTGTTCTTACATCATCGAATGAGAAGATATCTGAATCTATTTCAGCAGTAAAAGAGTCAGTAGAGTTTACTCTAGTGATTTCTCCATTACCTCGTAATTCAGATATCTCTCCGATTTCTGTCGTAAAGACTGGAATACTAAATAGTATTAGCAGCCAGACGCGCATTGGTCTACATTAATAGTACCGTTTGATGTAGTAGATACTATATTAGCAACGTTTGTACTTGCAGTATCAGTTTGGTCAATAGTTACAGTATTAGAACTTCCAGTCAAAGTAGCTGTGATCTGATGATCAGCAGAACCTGTCTGAGTAGTAGTAATATTGTTACTATTTCCACTAATAGTCCAATTATTTATACAACCCACAACTTCACAAGTACCTGTTATGGCATTTGAAGTTCCTGTTATGGTAAAGTCAGTGTTGGCTCCAGTAGCTGTTGCTGCAGCACCTTGAGTCCAAGTAAGACTGTTACTGTCTCCAATTGTAATATAATCAAAGTCAGAACTAGCAATGTCGCCTGTAGCTCCACCTGCTAAAGTAGCAGTGTTACTGTCCCCTGTGACTTTATAAGTCCAACTAGATGAGTTGCCTTGAAGTAATGAAGCCAGGAAGGTGTTAGTATCACCAATCTGGTCTATATCTACTGTCATTGAAGTACCTGACAAAGTAAATCTATTATCGGTTTTACCAACTGTATTAGTAGCACCTATTTGATCAATAGTAAGTGTAAGTCCTGTACCTGTTTGAGTAATATATAAATCATTATTACCCGCAAACGCTGTAAGAGATAGACATATCGCGAATAGTCCAATTATCTTATTCATTGTTTTCTCCCAGATTTGGGTAATTAAAATCCCAAACCTCTTTTTCGAGTCCCTGCATAACTAAACCATATACAGCCGCTTCAATAGCAGCTCTTACAGCTTGGCTAACAGCCTCGTTCTCTGTACTACCGCTTTCGACTTCCACGAGTTCTGTACCAAGTTCTATGAACCTAAATACATCGCCCCCACCTCCAGTAGATAGTATAGTTTTTGTGGTTGTAACATTTAACAAAACTTCGCCTGTTTGAACTAATACAGCCCTTAATGTTACTGTAACGACATCTTCACGATATTGATTCTTCATACCGATACCTAAGTATCGAGCACCGTTACCACCAGTTCTTACGTTAGTATCATAACTAACGATACCACCCTCTATAATCATTCCTGCATATAGTAGTGGTTTTAAAATTGTTTTTCCATCCGCCCCTTTGTTGTAAGCCTCAAAAGTACTTCTTACAAGTTGTCTTTCTTTTGTCAAAGCATCAAGTCCAGTTCTCTCTACAACTACAAACCAATTTCCTTTGCCAGCGTCTCTCAAAGCTTCAATCAGAATATGATGCGCTCCTTGTGTTACTGCAGTAGAAAAATCAGCAATACCCTCTCTGGCTTTTCTCTGACCTGTGTTATCCCCAAAGTTGTATACTGCTACAACTGTCTTTTGGTTTGGGTAGGGTAGATTAAGTAATTGTTGGGTAGCACTAGGTTGTATGACAGGGCCTGTTCTACATACCATTCTATCTGTACCTGCTTTTGCAATTCCTGTTACAACGTCTTTATTAAATCCTTCTTCAAATCTATAACAGTTATCATATTGTTGTGGTGCTCCAAATGAAGCACATCCCA